AGCACTGACAGGAGCGTAATAGATGCTCGGTCATAGTTCGATATCAGCTGTCCCGATAGCCACATCCATATTCGATCCAAACGTCACTGTTAATGTAACTGCTAATCAGTTAACTTTAGGTATAGGTAGTTCGACCGTTTTATCAGGTGCACTTGTAACTCCATCAGGAAGTCCTTTAACATTAGGTTTTGGATCAATAACCATAACTGCAGCAGCCAATGTAACACCTACTCCTACACCATTAACTTTGGGTGTTGGGACTGTCACGGTATCAGCGGCGGCTAACGTTTCTGTTACTGGAAACCAATTGACCATTGGCACAGGAAGTGTTACAATAACCGCAGCTGCAAAAGTGGATCCTACGGGAGTGCCATTAACATTAAACATTGAGGATCCTGGTGTTATCACATGGCAACCTATAGATCCAGGAGCATCACAAACATGGGTTAATATAGACCCGTATTAGGAGAATTATGGCATCAAGTTTTTCAACAAATTCTAAATTAGAACTGATCACCACAGGTGAGAAGGCAGGTCTTTGGGGCACGATAACAAACACGAATCTACAGATATTGGAACAACTATCTTCAGGTTATCTATCTACAGCACAATTGGCATCTGGAGATCTAACGTTAGCACTTGATAATGGTGCAACATCAAATGGTAAGAATCTATATATTAAATTAACTGGCACACTAGGCACAAATAGAAGTGTGACCATACCAGATGGATCCGAGAGGATAATCATATTTGAGGATGCGACTACAAGAGGGACATCATCCCTGTTTACCATAACAGTCAAGACCGTATCAGGAACAGGTGTCGTGTTACCGATAGGATCAACATCTCTAATATATTCTGATGGCACAAATGTCAGTCTCGGTATCCGTAATAAAGGTTATGTAACCCTAAATTCTTCAACGATCACTGCATATACAGCGGTTGATGGTGATCAGATATTTGCAAACACAACAGCCAATCCGATCACAGTCACCCTACCTGCATCACCTGCGGTTGGATCAGAGGTCACATTCATTGATGCAAGAGGGACTTTTGCAAATAACAATCTTATTGTTAACAGAAATAGCCAACCGATAAATACAGGCACTTCCAATCTAACATTAAATACTAATGGTCAGGCTTTTACCTTGGTGTATGTTGATGCAACAAGAGGTTGGGCATTCAAGACCAACACGGCATAAGGAGCGTGGATCATGGCTCTCATTGATTTCACATTTAAACCAGGTATCGATAAACAGGATACATCTGCAGGAGCAGAAAACCGTTGGGTCGATTCTGATAATGTCAGATTCAGATATGGCCTGCCAGAGAAAGTTGGTGGTTGGTCTTCTTTAGTGTCTGATAGTATAACAGGTGTGGCTAGAAAACTTCACGCTTTTGTTGATCTACAGGGTAATAGATATGTGGCGGTGGGAACAGATAAATTTTTACTTTTATATTTTGAGGGTCAGTTATTTGATATAACACCTTTAAAATCCACCTTATCTTCATCCACGATTGCGACCGTAAACAATAGTCCTACTTGTACCATAACAACATCTACATCACATAATCTAGAACCTGGAGATATAGTATTATTTGATAGTGTCACTCTACCTAGTAGCACGGGTTTTAGCGCATCGGATTTCGAGGATAAATTATTTCAGGTGACATCTGTTCCTTCACCAACAACTTTCACAATTACACAAAGCACTAACGCAGGAGCAACTGTATCCACTGGTGGTAGTATAGCAGTAAAACCATATGAGAAAGTGGGACCTGCTGCACAAAACTATGGTTATGGTTGGGGTATATCGCAATGGAACGGTTCGGTTCCTGGAGCTGCAACATCGAATTTAGATGGAGCGTTGTTAAATGATACTGCCGGTACAGGTGGATCGGGAACTTCAATTACACTAGATGCAACGACAAACTTTAGTTCATCAGGAAGAATATTAGTTGAAAACGAATTAATTTCATACACAGGTGTATCGTCACCAAACTTAACTACAATTACAAGAGAAGTTGATGGAACAAGTAAGGCAGCTCATGCTGATGGCACAGCAGTTACAGATGCTACAAATTTTTCTGATTGGGGCGAAGCAGTTCTTGCGTCAGAAGTAACTCTTGAACCAGGTCTTTGGTCATTAGATAATTTTGGTCAAGTATTAATTGCAACAATTGCAAATGGTAAAACATTTACTTGGAACGCAGGAGCAGCTTCACCATTGACCGTAAGAGCATCAACGACAACATCTAATTTTGCAACAGGTAATAATCCAACAGCTTCCAGATTAAGTTTGGTATCACCAACAACCAGACACTTATGTCATTTCGGAACAGAGACAACTATCGGAGATACCACAACACAGGATGATATGTTTGTAAGATTTTCAAATAGAGAGGATATAAATACTTATGCTGCAACCGCCATTAATAGTGCAGGAGATTTTAGACTACAAGATGGTACAAAAATTGTTGGCGCCATAAAAGCGAAAGAGACCATTCTTATTTGGACAGACAATGCATTGTATACAATGAAATTTATAGGAGCTCCTTTTACTTTTGGATTTGAACAGGTTGGAACCAACTGTGGTTTGATAGGTAAAAATGCTGTGGTGGAGATAGATGGATCAGCTTTTTGGTTGAGTCCTAATGGATTCTTTTTATTTGATGGTACGGTAAAAACACTACCTTGTTCGGTGGAGGATTTTGTTTATAACAATTTTGATACCACAAAAGGTCAACAGGTAGCAGCAGGTATAAATAATCTGTTCACAGAGGTTGTCTGGTATTATCCATCTCAGGGAGCTAGCTATAATGATAAATATGTCGTATTTAATTATGGCGAAAAATCTTGGTATACGGGAACAGAGGCTAGGACATCGTGGATAGATGCTATCGTTTATCCAAAGCCTTTTGCAACAAAGTATGATGATACCTCCAACGGTACTTTTCCCTCTGTTGTAGGACAGAGTGGGTTAGGTCAGACAAAATTTTTTGAACATGAGGTTGGAACAGATCAGGTTAATGAGGATGGATCCACAACCACCGTGACCTCTTTTATAAAATCTTTTGACATAGATCTAGAACAAAGACAAAGAGCTGCAATGGGACAACCTGCAGGACCAAAAATAGCAGGAGAGTTTTTCTTAGCGATGAGAAGATTCATACCAGATTTCAAAACCCTACAGGGAAACGCAAAAGTCAGCCTTGCGATAAAAAGATATCCTCAACAATCGGATAGCACAACAACCTTGAGTCCTTTTACAATCAACTCTTCGACTGATAAAAAAGACACCAGAGCTAGAGGTCGTTTTATTAATGTTAAAATAGAAAACGACAGTAATGGTGAGGAGTGGAGATTTGGCACTTTACGTTTGGACTTACAACCAGATGGTAGGAGATAGTATCAGTGATATATAATATTTCTAATTTTCCTTATATGGGTGCAGACTATGGGCCTAATCCAAATATGGCTTATACACAAGTCATGCCTGCAACAGGAATGGAATATATCTACGATCAAACAGGTACTAGGTATTCGGTTCCTATGGGAAGAGATAATCTTTTCTTTTACGACTCTCAAAATTTTAGTCCTTTTGATTTTTATAAAAATTATGGAGTTTCAGGAGCAAAAAAAATAGATCAAATAGGAGGAGGTGGATCTGGAGGTGGATCTGGAACTGGAACAGGTATAGAAGGCGTTCAAACTATTAATCCATATAATTTTAAAGATTCTGGAATTATGAGTGCAAACAATGTTGCTGCATTTGAACAAGCTACACAAGATAGAATATCTAGATTAAGAAATCCAGGTAAGATTGCAGAATTTTTCTATGATAAAATTCCAAGTATGAGACCTCAAACATTAGGAGATGTTATGCGGGAAGGTTATCAAAAACCTGGTGTTGGTCTTCCAAGTTTTGCAGGAATACTAGCATCGATACTACCTAGTTCATTTGATAATATGACAAGAGGTGAGCAAGCTTTCACATATTCACAGATGGGTTACACAGATCCTAGAACCAACATGGCTAATAAGGATGCGTATGGATACAATGTAGTTTCTGCCTTTGGTAATTATGCAAATCTTGTGGATAAGAGAGCTCAGATCGCAGAAGATTTTTTCAAAAAAAGAGGTTACTACAGACCGATTGATAAATATTATCTAGATCAAAAACGTAAGAAAACAGATATGATATCTGACATAGGATTAGTAAATAAAGCTAAAGAACAAGAAGATATTATAAGTCAAAAAATATTAGAAGATTTTAGAGAAAAACAAAAAATAGAAGCTGAGATAGCTAAAAAAGAAAAAGAAGCTGCAGAAAGAGAAGCTCAAAGAATACTTAATATTCAAAATACTCAGAGAGCTTTAGATAGATCTAGAATAGAGAGAGCGTATAGAGAAGAAACAGGTGGTCAAGGTGGCTCTTATGCTACTGGCAAATCTGGCGTACAATCCGATGGTTCCTATAATGATCCATTTGATCCAGGAGGAGGAGAGTAATGGCAAAAATAGTAGTAAGATTACCAGAGCCAAAAGAGGAATATGATGTTTCTAACCAGAAACAAATCAATAGGGCGGTTGGTTTAATTGTTGAACAATTAAACTCTACATTTTTAAATGAACAAAAACAGGAGCAAGAGAGATTCTCTTGGTTTATAGGTGGCTAATATATATAAAAACGAATTAGTAGATTTAACTACAACGGATAATACTACGATATACACTACACCGGCTAGTTCTAGGGCTATAATAAAAAGTATAATAGTATCAGAGGATGCGGGTTCAGGATGCGATATAACATTTACTATAACAAACGCAGCTGCAGCAGTGTTTAGTCTGTTTAAGGATAAAACAATATCCTCAAAATCAACAACAGAGCTGTTAACTCACCCTTTGATTTTGGAGGAAAATCAGATATTAAAGGCACAGGCGACTGATGCAAATGAGTTACACGTCATTGTGTCAATATTAGAAATAAATAGGGATTAATATGTCATTTATAGAAACAGAGGCATCTTCTAGAATAGAGATAATAAACGGTAAACCTGTTAAGGTCATAACACCTCAGACAGAGGTTACCCTAACAAATACTAAAACTGGTAAGGAATATAACTCTGATGCAGAGGCTATGCAGGATGTACAGGATCCAAACACAGAAACCGTTGCAGATGATATCAGAAGAGATGTTAAAGTAATAGTAGAGGCACTACCCTTGGGTGGTGATTCTAAGTTGTAAAAAGGGAAAATTAATATAAAATATGTAAAATTATGCCAATATCTAGATCACAGATGAGAAGACAATTAAGAAAACAAGGCGGAATTATGGAAGTCGAACCTAGAAAAAATTTCGGCTTAGGTAGTTCTTTAAAGAAAAGAATTAGAAAACTTATACCAAATGAGGTAGCAAAAGTGGCAACAACTGTAGCACCTTTTGTAGCTCCATTCAACCCTGCAGTCGCTGCTGCTATGGCAGGTATAGGTGGTTTCGATCAGACAGGTAGTATCAGTGATTCATTAAAAGGTGCAGCTCTAACATACGGACTTGGCCAAGGTGCAAGATTTATAGGTGGCGCAGGATTTCAAGGTAATCCATTCACTGAAGGTGGAGCATTCAGAGGTGGTCTTGAAGGGTTTAAATCAGGTTTTAGTTCTCCACTTGGAACAGAAACTGGTTTAGGTAAAATGTTAAGTGAGAATGCTGCTGCAAAAGGTAAGGCTCTTAAAGCAGAGGGTGTTAAACCTGTAAAAGAAAGCACATTTTTTCAAGATGCTACAGTAGAAGGTATGGCAGGCGGTGATACAGTCTCCACAATAACTAAAGATACAATTATTCAAAATGACCCAAGTATTTTTGAATTAGTTAAACAAGGAGACTATGGTGATGCTTTGATGGAAGGTGCTAAAAAATTTGGTAAGGCTATGTTTACAAAAGATGATGGTACATTAGACAAAACTGCAGTTCTCGCTGCAGCTTCTTTTGGTTTAACTTATCTTGATGCTTTGAGAATTGCTAATGAAGCTGGAGAAGATCTTCCTAAAGAGGAATACGACGAAGCTTTAAAAGCAGAATACAAAGCTAAGAATGATGAGTACTTAAAAAATTTCTTTGGAGGTAAGGCAGACGGTGGAAGAATAGGGTTTGCAAAAGGGTCAATAGATAATGAGTCTGAAGATATTAAAAAATTAAAAGAATTAATAAGTGGTGATATTATTGAAAACGAAAAACCAGACATGAGTGACATGGATGATCTAATGGCTGGTACAGGTATTAACTTTAGCAGACAAGAAAAGTCATATTTGTTTAGAAGATTAGGTGGATCTGGTGGACCAGACAGATCTTATACCATGCCAAATCTTTACAGAATATTAAGTAATCCAAGTAGATATCCTGAAGACGCTAGAATATTAAAAGAGATAGCTGTTATGGGACTAGGTGGTGGTAGAAAAGATGGTGGTCGTATCGGTTTTGAGAGTGGTGCTAATAAACAAATGGCGATTGAAAGTGCTATGTCTGAATTAAGAAAAAAATATCCAGAGTTAAGTGAAGAAAACCTATTTAATCTAGTAATGAATGGTTTTGGGGGTAAAACTGATGAGAAAGAATTACCTGCACCAAGTATCAAGATAGATAATAATATGGACGATCTTCCAAGAGGTTTACAGATAGATACAACAACATCGAACCCCATACCAGAAAACGCACCTGATATGGCTGCAGCTGAAATAGCCAAGGTTATCATGGGCACATTAGGGGATGGAGAGGACATGAGTTCAAGAGAATTTATCTTTGAATCTTATGTGAGACCTAAGAGAAAAGATCTAATGGAGAACTTTGGTCTAAATCTACAAGAGGCTGATGATTTGATAAGACGGGAAATGAACAACCTTAAAAAACCTAATATGGCTATGGGTGGTGAGGTTCCTGTTAGAGAAAATCAAGGTGGAGTTATGGAGCTTGATTATAGAGATACCGGTGGTTTTGTGCCGGTAGGAATCAAGGAGAGGGCTGATGATGTCCCTGCCATGCTATCCAAAAATGAGTTCGTAATGACCGCCGACGCTGTTAGAGGTATTGGAAATGGTGATGTTGAAAAAGGCGCTGAAAAGTTATATGGTGTCATGAAACAAGCAGAAAAAGTAGGTAGAGCATAATGGCTACACAAGATTACACACAAACAACCAGAAGAGCGCCCTTTTTAGAAGCGGCACAAGAGTCTTATATAGATCTACTTACAAAAGGTGTCGGTAGAGCACCAGGAACGTCTGGTGTACCAACGCTCGCGGAACTTGGACCTACGGTTGCACCAGTAGACCCATTAACACAAGCGGCTCAACAACAGGCAGCAACACAGGCGGGTCTTGGACAATTAACATTTGATCCAACAACAGGTGCTGTAAGTGGTATTGGAACAGGAACGGGTGTTCAAGGGTTTCAACCTTTCTTTGATCAGGCGGCTGCTTATTCAGGTCCACAAGCTTTTCAACAATTCATGTCTCCATATCAACAACAAGTTATGGACGCAACTTTACAAGAATTTGACCTTCAAGCTCAAAGAGGTTTAGGAGCTATATCTGATCAAGCGATTCAAGCAGGTGCTTTTGGTGGAGGTAGAGAAGGTGTACAAAGAGCAGAATTTCAAACAACAAGTGATAGAAATAGAGCTGCACTACAAGCTCAATTATTGCAACAAGGATTTACTCAATCACAAAATTTAGCACAACAAGCCTTTGATCAACAAAGAGGACTTGCATCATTACAACCATCTCTAGCAGCAACTTCAACACAACAATTAGGTACTGCAGGAACAGGTGCGTTAGCATACTCTCAAGCGTTAAGAGATGCAGCACAACAAAGAGCACAGGTTGCATATCAAGAACCATTCACTAGATTAGGAATATTAGGATCCGGTATAGCTTCACAAGCAGGCGGTGTACCAACCACAACACAAGTCACAGCACCTGCAGGACAAGGAGCAAGTCCACTATCACAAGCTTTACAAGTTGGTCTAACAGCATATGGTCTAGGTAATATTTTTGGAGGTAACTAATGTTTTATAAAAGACCTTCATTAAGACGTGGTGGAATGCCTACTGGTATAGAACAACTTACTCCTAGAATAAAAGCTCAAATAGGTTTTCCTGGTTTTGAATTTTTAGAATCAGGAATACAAAATGAATTAAGATCTCAAATGAAACCACCTAGTGGACAAGGTCTTACCAAAGGAGGAAAATTATCACGTTTTTTAACTCAAGTTCGTCCTATGTCTCTTCCATCTTTTAGCACAGCAGCATCTTTAGCAGCTCCTTTTGTTCCAACAGGAATAATGGCTTATTTAAATAGACCTAAAACAGATGAGGCTTTAAAGTTTATGAAGTCAGCACCATCAGGAACTTTTGATGAAACTAATTTAGATGTCAGTGAATTTTACAAAGAATTAGCTGAAAAAAATAAAGAAGGAAAAGAAATTAGTTTCTTAGATGCATTTTTATTAGACCCTGAAACAGGTACATATCCTAAAGCTATAGGTAGAACAGAAGATAGAGATAAAAGAATAGAAACAGAAAAATCTAAAGAAACAAAAAAAGAATTTGAAAGACCTAACA